ACTTCAAAACAATCCATCACCACAAAAAAATAATAAAAAAGTAGATATAAATGATTACCGGTTCCTAGACTACCGATTAAATCAACTTGAAAACAAATTAGACATAGGACTACGCAAGATAGAAGATGAACAAAAAGCATACAATCTGCAAGTCATGACCACCCTTCAAAAACTACAAGAAGGACAGAATCAAACTTATGAAACAATAGCACATTTAGAACAACGACAAACAAACCTGGAAGAAAAAATCAACTGTATAGATAAATTAAAAGATGCAGCATCACGTAACTCAGAAAGAAACAAAGCAATTAATCATCGAGTTGATGTCATCCAGAAAATTCTCATAGTAGTAACCACCGCAGCTGTATCAGGATTTATCACGGCACTTTTTACCTTATTAACCCAATAAACACAAATCCTATGGAGGAATAATATTTATGAAGATAATAAAAATAAATAAAGAAAAAAACACTGCAATAATACAAACTGGGATAAAAATAACAGAAACCAGTATCACCCCTGAAATTAAAAAAGAAGCACAAAAACAAGGATTAATACCAGCAACTCAAAAGAAAAAAACAACCAAAAAAACTAAAAAAACCAAAGAAACACAAAAAGAAACACAAAAAACAAAAGAATAAAAACAATATAAAATAAGGAGAGGAGACACAGACTATGACACAAAAACAATTCGAAAAAATAAACATAAACGAACTCATCCCCAGTGAATATAATCCCCGCATCATGTCAGAATCACAAACACAAAAACTAGCCAACAACCTCAAAAAATTCGGACTAGTCGACCCAATCATAATCAACCTCAAAAATAATCACATCATCGGCGGACATCAAAGATACTCCGTACTCAAAGAAAAATACGGAGGAGACATTGAAGGCATAGATCATGAACTCCAACTTCTACGCCTAGGTGATATCGGCTGGGTATTTGAAGATACAACCCTACAGATTAAAGATGAAAATCATGAAAAAGCACTAAACATATCACTCAACCGACTCGATGGAGAATTTGATGAAACAAAGTTAATACAACTACTCGAAGAATTACAAGAGGACAACTTTGACATGGACCTCACCGGATTTGAAGACTATGAAATTCTTGATTACACCACCGATGACTTTGACCTAGATGAATTACTACCAGATGGCAATGAATTTGAATCAGATGAAGATTTAATCCAAGAAACAGATAAAACAGAAGAACCCTACATCCCACTTCATGAAGTAAAAACTGAGATAACAAAAGGAGACAAATACAAACTCGGCACCCACACCCTAATGTGTGGTGACAGCTCATCCCCTGAAGATATCAATGAATTAATACAAGATACAGATATCCATCTGATATTAACCGACCCACCATATGGAATAAATTTAATACCTCAAGGACAAAAAACTGTTGGAGGCGGAGGACCACTAGGATTTAAAGATAATACTTCCACTATCGGAGGGGGCAACATCGTAAAACCACGTCAATATAAAGCAATCATAGGCGACGATGAACCATTTAATCCAGAACATATAATTAACTTAGATAAACCCACAGTATTATGGGGTGCCAACAACTTCAGCAGCCATCTCCCTGATAATAATCAGTGGATTGTCTGGTATAAAAAACCAATAGATAGCAAACCCAACACATTTAGTGATTGTGAATTAGCATGGACCAACCTTCCACGTAACAGTATAAAATTATACCATTACCTTTGGAGTGGATTAATAAGAGAAGGAAATCGTGATGAAGAATTAACTGAAAGAGTACATCCAACACAAAAACCAGTTGGCCTACTAAAAAATATAATACAAGACAACTTCGACTCACAAGACAATAATATACTCGACCTCTACGGAGGAAGCGGCAGCACACTCATTGCAGCAGAAGCCACAAACAACAACGCACTCCTCATGGAACTAGACCCATACTACTGTCAAATAATAATCAACCGATGGGAAGAATACACAGGACAAAAAGCAGAGAAGATAATATGAACATAAAAACAGGAGACCTAATACAACTAGGCCCACACAAATTAATCTGCGGGGATAGCCTCCAACCATCCACATACACAAAACTAATCCAAGACAACAAAATAGACCTCGTAATCACAGACCCACCATATGGCGTAAACTATGGAGAAAAAAACAAACAACTAAACAAAATAGGCAAAGGCAACAGAATAGAAAACAACATAATAAACGACAACATCCAAGACTACAACACATTCTTCCAAAAAATATTCACAAATTGGAAACCATACCTCCAAGAATACAACAGCATCTACATATTCATATCCGACCTCATAATACACAAAGTAATCACACAACTAGAAAACACAGGATACACCTACAACACCACACTCAAATGGATAAAAAACAACCACGTCTACGGATTCAACGACTACATGAAAAAAAGCGAACCAATCATATACGCCTGGTACAAAAAACACAAATTCTATGGAGGATTCAACACAGACGTCCTAGAATACAACAAACCCCGAAGAAACAAACTACACCCAACCCTGAAACCACTAAAACTAGTAGGAAAACTAATGCTCAACAACAGCCAACCCGACATGAACATACTAGACCCCTTCGGAGGAAGCGGAACCACACTACCAGTATCAGAAAAACTACACAGAAACTGCTACATGATAGAAAAAGACCCACACTACATCAAAACAATAATACAAAGATACACAAAACTAACAGGAAAACAACCACACAAAATATAAACTATATATCCCACAAACTATTTAAACCCAACCCAAAAAACAAAAAAAATAAAAAAAATACAAGGAGAAAAACAAAAAATGAAAATAACAGAACCATACACTCCATACAAAAATAGTGACGGGAAAACAGAAACACCCAAACAACTATTTTTTCTACAATGAATACATCAAACTACCACCACAACTCCGAACAATACCCAACCTCTTCACAGTACTCAAACAAAAAGAAACAGAAATACCCTACAAACTAGTATCCGAAAACTCACTATACCGATACAAAAAAGAAATGGAATGGGACAAAAGAATATACAAATCCCTCGGAACCATCACAAGAAAAAAACACATGGAAAACACAGACTACTTCATACAAGAACTCTGGAAAGACACACTAGATTATCATAACAGAATACGAAAACAAAAGAAAAAAATAGACTGGAATGAAATCGAAGATTTAACTGACACAGAAAAAATACAAAACTTAAACAATATACAAAAAATATACGACACAAGCTTCAAAACACTCACAGGCACACCTATCAGTATATCCGAGATGTACTTCATGCTAGATTTACTAAAAAATGAAGATAACAATGAAAATATAGACACTAAACAAATAACAAACCAAATCTTAAACGATGAGAATATGTCCCATAGACTAACCTTCCTACAAAAAATATTAGGAGAAAAAGAATGACATTAAATCCATTAGGCCTTGGAGAATGGAGTATTCTAATTAACGAGGGAACCTGGGTCCCTCGTGCCTGTGACGTGTTGATCATAGAATTACTCCAATACGCTCTGCAGGGAAGAGTATGCAATATCAAAATAAGTCTTCCTCCACGACATGGTAAAAGTACCTTGATTAGTCGTAATTTCGCATCATATTTCCTCAGTCATTTCCCTTATGATAATGTTATTCTAAGCAGTTACACACAAAGCCTAGCAAGTGAGTTTGGGGGTGATGTAAAAGATATAATAAATACATATGGAGAATACAGTCCATACAATGTTAGTATTAAACGTGATAGTCATGCCAAGAACAAATTTCATATAGATGAATATCATGGCCGTATGCTAAGTGTTGGAGCCAAAGGAGGTATCGTTGGATTTGGTGCAGGATTATTTATAATTGATGACCCTGTTAAAGCAGAGGAGATAGACTCCCTCAACACCCAAAGGAAACTAGAACGATGGTTCTATCGTACAGCACGTACACGATTAGAAAAAAGACATGACAATTTACCACCCATAATGATAGTGATCGCACAAAGACTACATATTAATGATTTACATGGGATAATTCATAAAAATGAAGGAGATAATATAATCTCTCTCCAGGAAGCATTTAAAATACTTCGTGCAGGAGGAACACTCCCTGAACAATACTGGGTGGATGTAAACCTCCCCGCCATATGCACCAATCCCTCCCAGGACATACTTGGCCGTGGAGAAGGAGAAGCATTATGGCCCGAACAAATAAACACAAATAAATTACACCACTTCAAAGAAACAATGGGCACACTACTTTTTAACACAATATATCAAGGACACCCCTCTGTTGATGAAGGACAAATGTTCAAACGCAGATGGTTCTATGATAATAACGGCAACCCTACCTGCATTATTCCCCATGATTTAATCCCCACTGATTTCAGTTATCTCCGATACTTCGATACTGCAAGTGGAGGACCGCATGGTGATGAAACAAGTGGAATGCTAACCACCTACAACGGACAAGACATGTTCATACTACACATGCACAACAACCATTACTGGCCAAATGAATTAACACAAGCCCTCATAACTCAATTCGAGGAAGATGAACACAAAGTGATGAAATTAAGTGGAGTATATGAAGCAAGAATAGAACAAGAAGGAGGAAGCCACACCGGTCCTTATATTCATGATATTCAACACTCACCCACCATTATTGATAATGAAATACTGGTACGTGCAGATAAAGTGGCCAAGTTAGGTGCTAAACGAAATCGTGCAATACAATTAGCAGTTATGGCCGAATTTGGCCACATATACTTCTCAGACAATATCCCCTACGAGGATATTATTGAAACAATAGAACAGATAATATCATTTACAGGAGAAGATGGACTGCATGATGACCGGGTGGATGCACTCGGGGGAAGTGCCAGACACTGGAAAACTCAAGAACAAAGAGGAACACTATAAAATTAATGATAAATAAAATAAAATGGAGGATATTCCATAATGAATACTAAAAGTCAATCGTATATAATCACACTCAAAGATAACAAACCATTATTATTTGAACAGAATACTTACAAACAATTAGCCATAAAGCATTCTGCACCAGTACAATCTAGTCAAATAGATGAAGAAGTAGAAAATATAGCAACATGGAAAACACCCAAATATCCCCTCGACACATTAGCAGAGATGCTGGAAATTAACACGTGGCATCGTCGAGCAGTACAAATCGTAGCAGGAGATGCGAAAGGGAAAAACTGGAAATTAACACCCAAATCCAATTTAACCCACGAACCAAACAATAAACAAAAACAAATCGCAGAAGAATATATACAGAACCTGCCCATTAATATTCATAAATTATTCTATCAAATCACATATGACCTAAGAGGATTAGGATTATACGCAGTCGAGGAAGTATTATCACAGGAGGGGCTGCCTCGTGCATTATATCCTATGGACCCCCGGGACTTGAAAGTCCACAAAGATGATTGTATAGTTAAACAAACCGTTGGCACAAAGACAAGGTACTTCCAGATTGAAGGAAAAAATTATGATCCAAAAATAGGATGGTACGATGTAGATAAATACACCGGAGAAATATACACCGAAGGAACACTTGCTCCTGAAAGAAAGGCCAACCATATATTCTGGAACACAGAATATAGCACACACACAAAAACATATGGACAACCCAATATTCTCCCAGCTATAAATGCAGTATATGGAGAACTCGGCCGACAAGAATATGACAATAAATTCTTTGAAAACTATGGAGTCCCCGCCTTCGCAGTAACTGTAACCGGCGACTTCAAAGATGAGAAGAAAACACTCAAGAACGGTAAACCCAATCCCAAGTACCGATATGAAAATACACTCCGATACCATATAGAAAAAGGATTAGAAGAACTAGCACGCAACCCTCACAGTGCACTAGTAATAACAGTACCTTCAATCTCCGAGGACAGTAATGTAGATGTGCAAATAACACAACTAGGAACAACCGAGAAAGAAGGAAGCTTCATACAATTCAGGAAAGACAACAGAGAAGAAATCGCCGCAGCACATGGCGTACCTCTTGACCGATTTGGTGTAGCCATAACAGGCACACTCGGAGGCAACGCTATCGAAGAACTTGGAGATGTATATAGTGATACTACACTCCCAACAATTATAGCCGATAATGAATACATAATACAAAAAGAACTAGAAAAATTAGAAATAACCGACTGGGAATTCCACCTTGATGACTTCAGAAAAAAAGATGAACAAAAAGAATTAGACATTGGATTACAATTATACAACAACGGAGCATTAACCCTCGGCGAATTCATCGAACGATTCGCAACAAATTATGGCGGAAAACTAGAACAAGAAAGTCCATTATATAACCTCCGAATAATAAATAACCAAACCGTAGACGAATACGGTAATATTCTAGGACAAGAAACTGTAGGCAATAACTTCCTTGATGAATTAGAAAATGAATTAATGTACTCTGCAACAGATTATCCTGAAGAAATAACTGAAAACAATACCCCTCAAAAGGAGAATAAACATGAAGACTACCTGGACATCCTTCACATCCCAACAACTGGCGAGAATGGCATGGAAAACACAGCAAACAAACACCATGTACAAAACATTAAACAGACAATACAAAGAACGTTCGCTCATAGAAAACAAACTAAAAAATGAAATCACAAAATACTTCACACAACTAGAACGTAAAATACTAACCACATACCAGAAAGCCACAGAACAAGGAATACCCACACATAATATACAAACACTCATCGACATATTACTAACAGACTGGCATGAAAACTACACGGACGTTCTTAACCATTCACATGATCTAATGATATTACTAACCCAAAAACAATTACAAGAATTAATACAACTACAAATCAATAAACAAACACCCCACACACCTAACAAGAAAGCACAAATAAATCCCATCATAACACTCAACGATAACCCCATAAATTCACTTGCAGTAAAAGCAGAAATACAAGAAGAAGAACCAATATTACACTATGAAATACAACCCAACCCTGTTGTCCAACAACACCTTCAAACAACCACATTCCAATTTAGTGAAAAAACCAAACAAAGAGTTACAAACGAAATCCACGACATACTAAAACTCAAAGAAAGCGAAGGACTAGGACCACGAGAAGTCGGCAGATTAATCCAAGACAAATTCGGACAACTCAAAGGATACGAAGCCGAACGTATCGCAAGAACAGAATGCAACAGAGCAAGCAATACCTACAATTACACAACTCTCCGTGATGATAAACTTATTGATTACATGATGTGGATAAGTAAAATAGACAACAGAACACGAGGACAAAAAAAGCACGACAAAGCAAACCACATAAAAATGGACGGAGAAATAATAAAAAAAGACGGAACATTCAGTAACGGACTAAGATTCCCCGGAGACCCTAGCGGACCAGCACAAGAAATAATAAACTGCCGATGCACAATCGTACCCTACATCATCCCATATGATAAAGTAGCACCAAACAAGCCATACTTTAAAGAATCAGATTTATTACCTGTACCAGAAGGAGATGAAAAACAATTAATCATTGAATCGTTAGAAGAAGAACTTCCATTAGTAACTCCTGTGGAGGGCGGATTTGAAGTCACACCATCTAATCTAAAAATAGCAGAACAAATAAAAAATACTAATACAAATACAGTGGAAGAGGTAGTTCCAAAATTAACTCCTGAAGAAATGAAGTTATACAATGATTTATATGGAAAGATGATGTGTACACCTTCACACATTAAATTTGATCCAAAAACTATGATAGAACCAGTAATGACTGATTTCGTTCCATCACCCCAATTTACTCAAGAGGACATGGAACTATTAAAAAAATTACAAAAGCAAATAGGATTATCAAAACTCTCCCCCGCAGAACTTAAAGAATACAAGAAAACTGTGGAGGCACTCACTAAACCCACATCTGAGTTGGGGAATTTATCTGCAAAAGAACAAAAAGTGTATAATTCATTATATTATAAGTTACACTCCCATGGAGGGTATCTCAAATATGAACCAGAATTATATGGGGATGCAGTATTTATTGGGGGAGTACCGGTATATGGTTCTCCATTGGCCCATGAAGAACAAAATGCTCTTAAATATTTATTTAAAAAGAAAAATAACATACCTCTCAACAGTGATAAAATACCCCTACCCAAAGTCATATCTCCAGGTCCGCCAGGTTTAACAACTTCTGAACAAGCAGAGTATAATAAATTATACAACAAACTACTCAAGAATGGCGGAACAATAAAATATAAAAAATACCATAAGAATCCAAAAATAACCGGCCTCAACGAGGGAGTACTAAATCCGCAAGAATCTAAAAAACTTAAAGAACTACATAAAAAAGTAGTCCAAGGTAAAACAAATAGTGTAGCAGAAACAGTCACCGAAACATCAACTGCAGAAGTTACCGCACATATATCTGGATTAACACCATCCCAACAGACAAAATACACAGAGTTAATGGAGAAATTAGATGAGAATGGTGGCCATATTCATTATCATCCTCAATTAGATGACACTCCGATTCTCCAGGTAAATAATTTTACTGATGATGAAATAAACCAAATAAAAAAATTGTATAAACAACACAAGGATTATTTGTACAATAATAAAGAGAAGTTACTTCCACAATTCAATCCACACCCTCCTCTTTCAGGAGAAGATTTAATACAAAAAAGAAAAAGTTTAGCACTTAAATTAAAAAACAAGAAATTTAAAATAAAAGAAAAAGATTTAGATTCCTTCACTGATGAAGAATTAGACATACTAGACCATGCAGCATCACAAGATTTATTAATCCCCAATGACAAAGGTATACTAACAAAAAAACAAGCAAGAGAAGCAATAAACCAACTTCAAGATTTATCTAGTAGAGGATACAGACCTGGAGAAGTTCAAATTGATTTACAATGTGAAGATATGGTTGCAACATCTTATCACAGACAAGGTTATGATAGGAGATGTAGAGAAACTGGGTTGACCTTTGATGTACGTCCGAATTATAATCGAATGTCACAAGAGGAATACCGTACTCTGTCTCCTCAACAAAAATTCACACTGTATTATACTCGAGGTCCTTCCGCTTTAATAAATAGAGTGGCAAGGCATCCTCGTTCTCAACAGCGTGAGATAATAAAAGAATGTGTACGAAGACGCAAGCAGGGAGGATATCGTTTTTATGAACAATTTGTAGGGAAAGATTATAGACATATGACTAATGAGGAGATAGTTGATATGATGGATAGACATATCACACGATGGCACAATATGGAACCTAGCATGTTAAAACTAATGGGAGAAAACACTGTTAGACATCACGGGCAAGGCAGTATTTATGAAAGTAATGCAACAATCCTGAAACAAATTAGAGATGGCATAATAAATTTAGATGACTTAGATTTAGATAACATCCCTGAAGATGATTTAATTGGGGAGATTCCGGATAATATCTCCACATCATTTGATGCTGATGCTAGCTTCTCAGGGCATCACTTCAGAATGTATACCGAAGAGGACGTTCCTGTGGCATCATTCTATGACACAAGTTATTATCCTGATGAA